TTGATGGATCAACACTTGCAGTCACAGGAGCGGCAACTGTATCCACAACACTGGGAGTCACAGGTGCATCAACACTAGACGGTGTCACAATCACAGACAACACTATTAGTGCAAATGCCTCAAATGCTAATTTAGAAATATCAGCCAACGGCACGGGTGTTGTAAGCCTAAGTTCAGATGGCACATTCTCAAGCCTAGCCACAGCAACCTTCACTGATGCTTTTGGTGCCGTAGATAGAGCCAAAGGTGTTCATATGTTTAGAGCAGAAACCATAGGCAGTGCCCTAACAACAAGCAACGACAGACGACAAGGACACTTGATAGGACAGCAATACACATTGGGCAACTACACAAGTGCAGACAAGGACAACAGATACAGAGCACAGACAGTAGGTGTAGCGGTGGACCTTAATGGTGCACAGGTAACTTCCACAAACAATTTTGCAGGTGCACTGGGAGCCCAAGGACAAGCGGCTGTGGAAAACAGAGATGCCAGCAACTTTGGTCAAATAGGTAACACAAATGGTATGATGGCCGGCAGTTATTTCTACTCACCACAAGAGGTTAGAGTCACAAATGCACACGGTATGTTATCATATGTGGAACAAGACGATGGTGGTGGAACAATCACAATGACAAACGCATTCGCATACAAGTCACAGATCAACAAATACTCCGGCACAATGACAAATGGTTATGCTTATTACATTGATACCAATGGTGCAACCAACAAGTTTGGTTTCTATGACACAACAAATTCACAATCTAGATTTGGTGCTGTTAGATTAGACAACCAATCAGGTGATCCCACAAACGGTGCAGACTTCTGTCACATATACGCAAAAGATGTTTCATCAAGTTCAAAAGTTTTTGTAAGAGAAGAAGACGGAACAGCAACAAGGATATCACCGCACAATGATGCAGGTGAATGGGAATTTTATTCTTACAACAAGAAAACAGGTAAAAAAGTCATAATCAATATGGAAAGAATGATTCGTAAACTGGAAAAATACACAGGCGAAAAATTCATAGAAACAGAATAGGAGGATCTAAATGACAACTTGGCCCTCAGGCACAAAGGCATCGACGGCAAATTTAGATTCAGGCACAGACAAACCTAGACTTGCTAGAACAGACATCAAACAAAATGTTGACAATGTGAATGACATTGTTGATTATTTCAATATTGCTTCAGCGGCAGATGGAGACATCCTTGTTTATAATTCCAACACAGCAAAAATAGAAATAGGAACCAGCAATTCATCGTTCACTACTTTCAAACAAGCACCCAAAGAAACAATAAATGCAATATCAGGCACTTCAGGCAGTATCACGGTTGATACCACAGCGGCTCCTGTGCATACTATGACATTGAATGACAACACTGTTTTTACATTTGCTAATATGACAGCAGGCACAAGTATCACCTTGATAATAACACTAGGTGCCGCCAACAAGACAGCAACATTCACAACAGATGGATCCACATTGGTTAAATTTCCAGGAGGTGCTCCAACACTTACAACCACATCAGGTGAAATAGATTTGGTGGTTGTGTTTTTTGATGGAACCAATCATATAGGCAATATTGTTCAAAGGATCAAAGCATAATGCTTTTTAGTTCTACCAAATTTCTTGGTGGTAAAAATATACAAAACATTACCACACTGACATTTAAAAGATCCGCAGGGTCTGGACTTGGAGAATATTTTGACAAGGTAGACATAGTTGATCCAAGGGGATACACAAAACTTGGCACTGGAGGAACTTTTACTAGGAGCAGTGTAAGTGGCTTCTCAGGCACCACATTTGGTGGAGCAGTGCCGGTTGAACTTAATCCTGCCACATACAGCATTAGGGTAAAAACCGCATTTTGTCATTCACAAGGAAATATCGCAGACAATCTCGACGGCAAGATATTCATTAGGGTGGCTAAAATGGCTAACATAGGGACTGCTGTCCACCAAGCAACTGATACTCAGTATGCGGGCACAATTACAGACACTGATAATGAACTCTTGGATGGAACAAACAAATGGCTGTTTGAAGAGTTCAGAGTAGATAAGGGCACTTCGAATGGATGGGAACGGGATAGCAACTCTCAGGATGACGCTACTTTTCCTTTTGTATTGGTTGAAAAGATGCCAATATCATTTGCCCAAACCGACGAGGCAGCCCCCGCTGGTTGCAATATGGCCATCTTTGCTTTCTTTGATGTTCCAACAACAGGGTCACCAATGAGTGCAGAACTTCAACTAGAGATAGTTGAAGGCTTCGAATTTGATTAAATAACAAAGTAATATTACAACAAAGGAGACAAATTATGTCAGCGGCATCAAACTTTCTAGAAAATGAAATACTTGATCACGTCTTGGGTGAAACAGCAAGAAACTATACACCTTCGTCAGCACTCCATTTAGCACTATTCACAGGAACCGCATCCACAGTATTAGCGGCTCTTGAGTCTGGCACCAGTGCCAACAGCACAGGTAATTGGGGATACCACGAAGTAGTATCATACGGAACTGATTCAAGTTCAAGTGGATACACAAGAAAACCAGTGAACTTCAACACAGCGTCAGGTGGTTCGGCAACGAACAACGGCAATGTGACGTTCCCTGCGGCAACTTCCAACTACACAAATTCAAGTGCAGGTGGATCAACTGTGACTTGTATTGCAGTAATGGACGCGGCTACGGATGGAAACGTCTTGTTCTATGGAGCACTTAATTCTAGCAAAGAAATATTAAACGGAGATACTTTCCAAATTTCTGACGCAAACTTGACGATATCCCTAGCATAATTTTTTAGGAGATAACCTCAATGGCTTTCAAGGGAGTAGTAGACACAGAAGCCTATGTAGTCGATGGCTACCAGGCACCGGTTGATTATTTCAATCCGGCAGAATCTGTCAGTGACTACGTCTTACCACAAAACTATTTTACATTCAGTGAACCTTATGTGTTTGCTAGTGTTCTATTACCTTCTTCATTTACTTTAAATGCAACAGGCATATATCGTAGAACACTTGACGAATACTCCTGGGACGACTTTGCTGAATCCAGCATTATTGATAGAACCTGGGACGAATGGTTTGGAGACCAATGGGACTCTGGTGGTGTTGCTTTTTCTTTTGGTATCATACTAAAAGCAAATGGTGGACACCTAAGAACAGGAACCTTAAGCATCACAGCATTCAACAGTCAACTTACAGTTGGCTCTACTATATTTGCTCCTGCGGTTGGACACAGTTCTGCATTCACAGTTTCTGCAACTCCTACAAGATTAAGAAACGCAACAGCAAGTGTCACAGGTGCATTCACAACAGCCACAACAGGTAGTGCAACATTTGGACCTAGCAAAACTATCACTGCCAATGCAACCACAAACATTGTTGGTAGTGCAACATTTGGACCTAGTCCAAGCATCACCGCCAATGCAACAATAAGTCCAACAGGTAATGTTGTTTTTACTCCAACAGTATCAATAACATCCACAGTCACAAAAGATTTTATAGGTGGAGCAATATATGGACACTTCCAACTAACATTGAACGCATTATACAGCCAGTTATCCATTGGTCGTGTAATTGAATTAACAGATCCATTTAATATTGTCAAGGTAAACAGAGAATTAAGAACCATAATGGCATTACCAGAAGACAGAAAAATACCAGTTTTACAAGAAACTCGTGTAAATACTGTTGTCAGTGAAACTAGAGACATTGGTGTTTCCCAAGAAACAAGGAAATTCAAAATCTTTAGACCTAACTTCACTAATAGAAGTAGCATACCAAGGATTAGACAGGAGACATAATGGCCAGCTTAACAGGATTCAAAAGAGACAACCAAGGCGCTTTCATAGAGAAGCATCCATCTGCCAACATCCAATATGGTGTTGACTTTACAGATTATCTAAATGCAAATGACACTATTTCATCTACCTCTGTGGCAATAGAAACAATATCAGGAGATGCATCACCATTAGCACTGCCAACTGACGCCGCAACAGATGTCACTGTGTCAGGCAAGGTTGTGAATGTAAGATTAAGAAATGGCACATCAGGCAATGTCTACAACATTGACGTGACCATTGTGACATCAGGTGGAGACACAGACGTTAGAAGATTTAGAATCGTTGTAGGAGAGAAACATCTATAATGGACGCACAAAAGAAATCATACAAATTAGATCACGATTTAATTTTTAAATTGGCATCAATGCACTGCACCTATGAAGAGATTGCAGACTGCGTGGGCACATCAGTTTCAACACTACAGAAAAGATTCAAGAACCTAATTGAAAAAGGCAAGGCAGAAGGTAAGAAGAGTTTAAGAAGAGCACAGTTTGAAAAAGCATTGGCAGGCGATGCCAGAATGCTTATGTTCCTAGGTAAAAACTGGTTAGGACAACAAGACTCACCAACTGACGAAGAGTCGACGGCACCACTACCGTGGGAAGACAAATAAACACCATATAATTACTGTATATGCAATTATCAGAACCACAGAGGCAAGTGGCGGACAACAAATCGCGATTCAGGATTTTATGCACTGGCAGACGTTTTGGAAAAACCACACTGGCAATCAGAGAACTGTGTTATAATGCAAGGGAACCCAACAAGGTATGTTGGTATGTGGCTCCAAGTTATAGGCAAGCCAAACAAATTGCTTGGGTAAAATTAAAACAGATACTAAAAGACTTG